CTTGAGTCTGAGCCACACGATCATAAAACGTATCATACTTAAGGTAAGTCATCTCTTGTGAAAACCCTAGTCCTGTTACTTGATGGATCAAACACCCACTACGGTAATCAAAATAGAAACGATTACCTGATGGATTTTCAAGATAAATTTTTCTTATCATATAACCCTTCCTCCTAATGCTCTGTTGATAGAATCGACATCAAAGGTTGGTGATGTAGTATTAATGGTGATGTTATTNGTATTCGCATTGGAGCGATTNACATTNCTTGTTGAACTTACACTTTGGTTCTGCTTNAGGTTGAATTTGTCGCCAAACCATCCACCNANNTTACCNAAGAAACCACCAACTTTATCAGCTGCGTTACCNACAAAGTCTCCTACTCCTTTAGCCACATTTGANGCAAACTCNCCAATGTTTCCTGTAATACTNCCNACCATGTCACCAAAATTACTAGCGATATCNCCCATTTTCCCACCAAGATCACCAATCCATTCAAAAATCTTAGCTAGAAACTCGACNATTTTCTGAACAACCGCCATGACTGGTTCTAGNACTTTTTGAAGCACTTTAATCGCTGGAACNAATATAGCTTGAAGGACTTTTCCAATAATTTCAATCAGTGGTGCTACCATTTCGAGAAGTTCTGCAATAAATCCAATTTGAGCCATGAGTGGGACCAATAGCACATCAATGATTGGAACTAACATCTCAACCAACATAATAATCAATTCAATGAGACATCCAAAATGGGTGTGAGTGCAGTCATCAAACTATCCACTATCGTCATGATAGGTGGTAATAAAAGCATGAGTGTCTCACCTAATCGTGATAGTAATGCTCGAAATTCTTCACTTTGAAAGAGTGCCATCGCAATAATTGCAATCAGCGTACCAATGCCAAGTGTAGCAAAGTTTAAGTCCTGCTCCTGCAAATAAGCCCGATGTTCCTACTGCTCTNAAAGCTGTTGAAACAATATTTAGTATCGGACCAACTTTACCAATAATAGATAGTACAGGTCCTACTGCAGTAATCACTGCACCAAGCGTGAGAATAATTTGCTTAGTGCCTGAATCTAGGTTATTCCATTTTTCAATCCAACTTTTAAGTGTAGGAATGACTTCATCTCTAACCTTTTGAAGCATGGCTTGCATGATGGGTAAGACTTGAACAGAAATATCCATCGCAAGACTACCGAGTGCTTGTTTCGTTGAATCAATAGCATCGGTAAACTCTCCTGCGATAGCCGCTTGTTCGTTTGTAATAATTCCAAGTTCTCTTGCTTCATTTCTAAGCCCAGTTATNGCACTTTTTTCTTGTGATAAAACGGGTAGTAATTCTGAACCNATCTTATCNCCAAANAACTCATTAGCNATNCCNACTCGAAGTGCTTCATCTTCAACACCGGCTAATGCATCACGAATCAAATTGAACGCTTGATCGGCATTTAATCCTTTAAGATCATCTACTGTGAGTCCAATTTGTGCTAGGCTNTCAGCAACCTTGTCGCCATTTCCAGTTGCAATATCGCCAAGTATTCCGTTGATCTTGATAAAGGCCTTATTCAGGCTTTCTGTCGAACTTCCTGATATCTTGGCAACGTAGTTCCATTCNTGTAAANTCTCGGCACTCAAGCCAATTTTAGCGGCTGTGTCAGCAATATNGTCGGCAGCAACTGCGGTCTTTACTGCAAGTGCACTAAGGGCAGANATAGCACCCAGTACAGGCAAAGTGACTGATTTAGTTAATGTCGAACCNAGCTTACCTATCTTTTCAAAGTTTGCATTAGAGAGTTCTGTNATTTTCGCTCTTGTGTTTTGCAGTTCTTTATTGAGTTTGGATACTTCAGCTTCAGTATAAGCAACATTNCGAGCGAGCTTATTAAATTCAGTTTCACTCATCTGGCCTAGNTTGACTGCTTGTTTTGCTTTTTCNAGTTCTTGATTCTGCGTTTCTAGTTTCTTTTTTGTTGTTTGAAGGATGTCATTCAGTTTAGATTGTTTTTGTTTCCAAAGTTCAACATTTGAGCTGTCATACTTAAGGTTCGCATTGATGGCTTTGAGATCCTTCTGCTGTTCTTTGAGATCTGATTGAATCTCTTTCAGTTCGTTTTCTAAATCTCTGACCATCAAGACTTAATTTTATATTTAACCCTTTGACTGTTTCTGCCATCTNTACTCACCTCCTAAGGTGCAAATAAAAAGCACATCGATTTTCTCGAGTGCTTAAGTATTTGCTTTTATGATTAATTACTTTCTTGTACCTTCAGTGTGTACCACATAGACGGCTTCAAGAACCATATGTTCTGAAACGGGGTCTAGAAAATCAACAACCCCTTGTTTGTCGCTAGCGGTGACGACATATTGCCAATATAAGAAATCATATCCTGATTTAACGGGTATCGTAGGTTCTACTAAAAGCCCATTTTTCGAAACCAATTGATTGGGAATAAAAGTTCCGCCCACCGTTTGAAAACTGACAATAAAGAAGTCATCTTGATCAGCTTCAATGTACTTCGCATATAAAGTTAGTGTTTTATTGCTAAGAGCTGCGGGAGTATACAGTTCNGTTAATGCTGCGTTGAGGTACCAATTCACAAATAAAAATCCATTTTTTTGTGGTGTTGGTGGTACCCATTGTGGTGAATCAGAATTGATGGTTTGTGAAGTGATAATATGTGATGCACTAGCAATCGTTCCACCATTGGGTTCATAGCTGATTACTACATCATGTGAACTTGAGCATCCTGTAAGTAACATTAAAAGGACAAAAACAATTAACAATCGTTTCATTTTATACCTCCGTGATTATGGCTTGATTATATCATGAAAGAATTACAATATATAGAACATTATTGATGAATGTTGGGTCTTCACAGAAAGTATAGGTCAATATCAGTTTGCGAAGCTTTTTTACCACCATTATTGCCAGAGATTACCTTCATTTCAAGTTGCACTAACTCAAAATAAGTTGTTAAATCAAAATACTTTGAATCTTCTATCGATAGTCCTAGATGAGCCAAGTTAAATATAATGTTTGAAGTCGCACCAAACTCGGGCTCATCATTTGAACTGTGGGGATGGTTTGGTGCTTTTTTGGAGAGTGCCTAACATCTCCCCGATCGTTTGAGATAGAATTCCTAATTCTTCTGTATCGCTAAGGATACCAAAATCTAATGCCATTAAAAAATCGTTATAAGATGTCTTGCTGAAGGGACGATGAAGCACATAGATGATTCTGAAAATCGTATCAATCACAAGAGAGAAATCTTCTTCTTTGATGTTCTTACCCTTTTCAAGTTTCTTGATATCGCTAAACAATTCAGAACCGAACACATTGCGATAATCGATGATTGTAAATAGTGACGAGTGGAGTTTGTACTCCTTATCACCGAGTTTAATCACTTTTTCCATGGTTCAATCCTCCTTAGATGAATGTCGGAAGCACTGGTGCTGTCGACAGGAAATTAATATAGTTTGTATCTCCAACACTCGCAATGACACGAAGGATCAGATTGCTTCCTGATTCGATCGGACGTGCAGTGATGTTAAGTGAGATAGAATTCGCTTCAATGGAGTCAGCTTTCGATTTGCTAGAATCTCCTGAAGGTGTCGCAGTACATAGGTAGTACCAAATACGACGTGCTTTCGCATCTCCTTGAATCTCATAACCTAAAGCAAACGTCTTCGTCTCACTATTGACGACTTCTACAAAATTGCCATTGGTGTCTGTTTTGAAGCCAAAGATATCCTTCTTAAAGTCATCATCAATCTCAGTGAACTTTAATGTCACTGTGGATCCTGAGTTTGATACGAGCGTGGCGATAACTTTATCATCTGCATAAACTTGCGAACTCCCACCGATGATTTCAGTGGTGATTTCTTGAGCACCGACTAGGCGTTTTGGCGTCCCAAAGGACCAAGATCCATCCGTTCCAATAGTTGCCAGTGCATAGTGGACATTGGTTAGTCCAAAAGTAACCTTGTTACTCATATTTTATTTCCTCCTGTTTAATTTCATACACTCGATTAACCGAGTGGTCTTCATTGACAAATTCTGTAATCATTTGATAATTCATCCCTGATTGATATAAAGCAGCTTCAAGTTGCTTCTCAATCAAGGGATCTTTTGTTTTTGTTACGAGTGTAATTTGATAGGTGATAATTCTTACCAAAGTCTGATTATCGGCGTAGCTTTGAATCCTATCACTGATTTCTTGGTAGACGATGAAAGGATAGATTTCTAACTCTTCATCTATCGTATTCGTTCCATAAGTAACTCTACCAGGCAACACTACGTTTAGTATCTGAAATAGTTGTTCGATAAAATTCATCAGGAACCTCCTCTTTCAATAATTGATCGAATGGTTTCTACCATCTCTGGTGCAAATGCATCAAAGGCTGGTCTCATGAAAGGACGAGGGCCGACAAACTTACCACCACGATGTGTAAAACCAAATTCTAGAAGGTGAGTTAATCTACCCTTATTACTAGAATAAATAGCGATGCGTTTATTGATTCCTTCACCTTCAGGAATTGCGACAAATGAGTCTGCAAAGCCATAAGCTTGTCCGCTGCGAGGTGCTTTTGATTGAATGTAATTTAGTACTTTTATTGCTGTTTCATCGAGCACCTTTTCCATCTCGAGTTTGATTTCATCGGTATATGATTCCACAAGCTCCATGATTTCAATGCCTAATTCATCCAATGAGACCATCGATGTCACCTCGTTTAATCTTGGTTTCTACCAAATAAAGTTCGATGAACTGACCACTGATGTAGGTACGTTCAATCTTATAGATTTTCGAATCAACCATAGCGTATTTGCTTGCATCATATAAGAAGCTTTGAATGCGTAATGAGATATCAATTCTTACATCTGATTTTTTGCTTTCATAGTATTCTTTTGAGGTGACTGAAAAGTTCATACCAATCACTTCTTTTGAGCTCAATAACAATAGTTTTCGATTGCCAATCGTATCAGTGACACCATCGAGTCTTAATAATGTAATTCTGATATTAGGTGCACTTGGAAACATTAGATTACACTCCCTTTGGTGAGAGCTAATTGCTTCACAAGCATTTCAAAACTCTTTGGTAGTTCTTTTACTGAACCATCATTCTTAAATCCAAAAAAGGTCTTGCAGTAGATAAGGATGAGGGAATCCACAATCGGGACTCCCTCAGCACTTGCGATTTCATCAGCCACACCGACAGTACGCAATAGTTCTTTGCACGCTTCGATATGTGATAGTAATTCTTCATCAGCATACGTTTCCGTTAACGGAATTAGCAATGCTTTCTTTACAGTATCCAGTATGGCCATGTTAAATCATCCTTTCTCTACTAGGCAGCAGCTTTCTTTTTAATGCGAAGGAAGCCTTTGTAACCCACGACGTTACCACCAGTAAAGACCGAAGCCTTGTAGCAGATGATGCCATCTTTAAATTTATAGTCTGTCGACTTGCCAATTTCAACTGGCGAGAAGATAGGCACTTCATAGTTTTTTAAGGAACCATAGGCGATTGCGTATTCACCAGCAGTGGTTGCACTGTCAGCGATCGCTTTACAATGTGAGTTGATCACATAAGGAATACCATCGATGGTTTGGTTGATGTAGTCAACAGTGTGAACTTTGCGTCCNTCNGANGTNCGNANNCCNGCAAANGCACGAAGGTCATTCT